GTAATATTTCAAATTTAGTGTTCAAGGAGCTGATTTTCTCGTTCAACCAAAAGAGTTTTGAGAAACTGATGACACTTATTGGTATTCCTGCCTTTGTATTGAAATACTCGCTGTCAAGCCCAGAAAGTACTCTTGGCTGTATGAGTATTCTCTTCCCATAACAGCTACCAGTGGAGATTAGTTCGAATATACTTTCCATAGACATTAGATTTCTATTGTCACTACTTGAATAAGCCAATATCCTCTTGGCCTTGGTTTGCAAACCACATATTTTTTCAATTACATATCGTAAGTCGTCAGGAGACATAACAAAGGGGTCCAATTCAACCATTTTGAAGTAGTCACTTATGACCCTTGCTTTACTTGACGGGTCATTCTCATCAGCATAAAGCCAATAATAACTCGGCTCTTTGAAATGAGTGACAATTTTTGATGAATTGATTGTCAAGTTGTTGCCAATTATTGGAGGCCTATGGTTGAGTCTAGTTGGTTTGAGTGTCAAGTTTGAACTAGCCATATTTAGTTTGATCCCATTTAATTGTTCAGATGCTTCCCAGAAATAATCCATTTCTCTCATCACAGGCTCCATAACTCTCAAAAACTTACCTATCTTGTCAGGTGATTCTATTTTTAAGCTGGCTCTAATTAATTCATACACTTCAAAAGCTCTATAGGAACCATAATCAGTTTTTATATGTCTTGAATTGAATGCTCCGTATATTCTAGCCATGCGTCTCTCAATGCTATCTGAAACCATAGATGAATAAAATTTAGGGTCACAAATTTTTGCACAGTACCATAAATAATATGGATAGATGTTATTGAATTTCCCATTTTTTATAGTCCAAGACCCCATCAATTCTTTGTCAACTTTGGAGACTGTTCCCATTATCCTTTCTCTCAATATAGGGTTGAGTTTTGAACCCATATTCCACTTTAATGAAAAGTCAAATATATCTCGGTCTGCAATAAAAACATCCTTTGTTAAGGCAGCAAGGCATCTATTGGTGTTCTCTCTATTGTAAACAATATGCTTATACATCTCAGCCTTTGTGCCCATGAGCCATGCTTCAATTGGATGACAGTCCAAGAGTCCCATGAATTCAAAGGGTATGTTAGGGTCTGCTTTGGGCAACTTGTAAAAGCTCCTTATGTAAGTTTCTGCTATTTTCATTGAAAAGTAAACTTCTTCTAGGGTCCCACCATTTTG